ACGATGTTTATTTCCAAACGTATATGTGTTACCGCATTCGCATTCAATCACTTGAGATTTCTCTGCTTTTATTTTGTCTTTGTTTGCGTCACGCCATTCTTTATTGGCTTTTGATGCATCTTCTTTATGTTCTTCGCGATATTCTTTCTTTTGTTCACTTAATTTGTCTTTGTTTTTCTCTCTATATTCAGTTTGATACTCTTTCACTTTTTCTTTATTTTCTTCTGCATATTGTTTTTGATATTCTATTTTTTGTTCTTTATTTGATTCATAATGTTCCTTTGCTTTTTCTAATATATAATCTTTCTTTTCTTCGTACCAATCGTGTTTATATTTTTGTGGGTTTTCTTTACACATAGCAAATGGTTTATTTGAATTCAACGTTGCCGCAAGTTCTTCTATCCAAAAATGTTCTGTAGATTCTGCTTCACGTTTATTCTTTAAATTGCAAACTTGTATTTGTATCATAGACCAATTTTCCCATCCACCATTATTTCGAATAAATTTGTAAACATATCTATTATGATTTACACTTTCAACATTACAACACGATATTTTATGACTATTTTTTCTTTGAACAAAATTAGTAGTGTGACCAATGTATATCTCCTTAATGCTACTATCTTTACAAACTAACTTGTATATTATAGTTTCAGAGTAATCTGCTGGATTTTTAGGCATTATAATAGTATAATTGTTTTACCTTTAAGTTAATATTATAGGATATTATAAAATCTTATAACATTTGTCATATTAATTATTGGTTTAAATGTATTAAAAATTTTCGGAGAGTTCAAAGCAATTGTCGTTGTGTTTATTTGCAAGACTATAATCTGAGACAGAACGTTCGAAGAAATTAGTCTTCCCCTCTAAGCTAATAGTTTCCATCCAGTCGAAGCAATTGGGAACACCATATATTTTTTTGTAGCCTAATTGTACACATAATCGATCCGCAACAAATTGAATGTATTGCGTCATTAATACCGAATTCATCCCAATTAATCGACAAGGTAATGCTTGACAAATAAACTCTGTTTCAATTTCAACTGCCTCTTTTATAATCTCGTGAATACGTGCTTTATCTATTTTCTTTACCAATTTTGAATACAATAAAATAGCAAATTCGCAGTGCAATGCTTCATCCCTTGAAATCAATTCATTCGAAAATGTCAACCCAGGCATTAGACCACGTTTTTTCAACCAATAAATACTACAAAAAGCACCACTAAAGAAAATACCTTCCACACAAGCAAATGCCACTAATCTAGTAGCAAAACTACTACGGTTATCGTGAATCCATTTTTGAGCCCAATCTGATTTTTTTTTAATACACGGAAAATTCTGTATAGCATTAAATAAGCGGTTTTTTTCTACCTTATTTTTAATATATGTCTCTATTAAAAGACTATAAGTTTCACTGTGGATATTTTCCATAGCAATTTGAAAACCATAAAACGCTCTAGCCTCTGATACTTGTACATCATTCATAAAACGGGTAGCCAAATTTTCCAATACAATCCCATCACTAGCAGCAAAAAAAGCTAAAATCATAGAAATAAAATATCTTTCGTCATCATTTAAGCTTTCCCAATTATCCAAATCTTTTGTTAAATCAATTTCTTCGGCTCGCCAAAAACAATCTACTTGTTTTTTATACATATCCCATATATCATTATATTTTATTGGGAACATTACAAATCTATTATCGTCTGGTGCTAGTAAAGGTTCAGTTTGGTTTTTGGACATCCTAAATAATATATATGGAAGATTTTAAATTTTTTTTTAATATAATAAAATAATAGAATATTTTAAGAATGGATGGTCCAATCCCTTATAATATAATAATTCCTTTAGAACAAAAAGATCAACAATTTCTACAAATTCAAAAATTAATTGAAACGAAACAACATTTTTTACAAAATAAACATAAAAAACTGTGTTTAATTCAAAAACAAAATACATTTTTAGATGATATTAAAAAAGACTACGCAAGTTATTTTCAATTTATATTACAACAAAAATATCAACAGATGAAAGCTATGGAAATATTGAATAACTATATAAATCAATTAACAACTTCTGGACATTTAACAAAGCAAAATATAGAAGATGCGAAACAAGAACAGAGGATAATACTAAAAGAATTAAAATCTATTAAGCATAGTTTAAATTCACTGATCAATGATATTGGTGATGTTGGGAATAAGTTAAAAGAAAAACAACAAATAAATAGTTTTTAATCTAATAAATATATATATGGCACAAACTCCAGATTTTTTACAAAAATTTCAGACTAGTATGGATAAATTATCAAATTTAAATAATGTAATCCAACAAAATGTCGAAGACAGACAGGCGTTTTCTTCTCTCATCATTAATAAATTGGGAGATGTTAACAAAAAAATTAGATCTTTAGCCGATGCTATTAAAGGATTAAAATCACAGGTGGATGATCTTAAAAATCAAGTCAATACAAATACAACTGGTATTAGTGATAAAGAATCTCAAATTAAAGATTTACAAGCACAGATAACACAATTAACTACAGATAAACAAAATTTGCAAAGTCAATTTAACGCTTTAACAGATAAAACTACTGCAGATACCGCAGATAAACAAAAAACAATTGATGGTTATGAAGCACAAATACAAAAATTAACTGCGGAAAATGATACATTATCAAAGCAGGCAGAAGCGTTGAATAATGAATTAAGTAGCAAAGGTGATTTATCCGCTAAACACGCAGATGAACTGAAAAAACAAACAGAAGATTTTCAAAAACAGATTAATGATCAAATTGCTCAAAACCAAGAAAAAATAGATGCACTTACTAAATCGAGTGATGAAAAAGACCAACAAATTAATTCCCTTCAGCAGGAGCTACAAAAGGCTAAGGATGAAACTGCTAGTCATATTCAAACTATTACCGATACACAGAATAGTAGTTCGGTAAATATTAGTCAATTACAACAACAAGTTGATTCTTTAAAACAACAAAATAATGATCTAATTCAACGAATTATTAATGCAACTCAAGCTATAAATGAAGCTATACAAAACTTAGATAATTTATCCAATACCGCATCTGATCAAAAAAATAGCCAAGATATCGAAAATGCATTTGCTGAAATTGAGGCATCCATTCAAGATATTTCTGCTGCCATTCAAGGGCAAGGACAAGGGCAAAGTCAGCCACAACCTAAACAAGCTCAATCTCAAGCAAATGTTCCTCTGGATACTCCAGTTATAGTTTCAGGTCAACAAATATCTTTAGAAGATGCGATTAATGGATTGAAACGTAAAGCTTCCCAAATTTCTGATCCTAATAACAAATATGCAAAAACATTGAATGATATCTTTAAAGCAACGAATGAAGATGAAATAAATCAAGCTCTTAAAAATGTAGAATTTAAAAATGGAAAAATTACTGGAGGTAAGACTAAAAAACGTAAACCGAAAAAAACACAAAAAGGAGGGTTTAAATATAACGCATTTACAAAAAGAAAAAGTCTAACATCTTCTAGCAAATCTTTTACAACAACTAGTAGTAGAGGTAGAGGTGTTTATAAAAAAACATCCAAAAGATAAGATTAATCGCTAAAATGAATCATTAAATAATATAAAATTATTATAATATTTAATGAATATTACCAATTTCACCATATTAGGAGAAAGATGTAGTGGTACTAATTTTTTAGAAGAAGCAATGGTAACTAATTTTAATATGAGTTATAATGCAGTATATGGTAATAAACATTTTTTTTGTTTGAATCCATACCCAACTGATAAACAGTTAACAAATAATACTCTTTTTATTGGAATCATAAGAAACCCTATCTATTGGTTAAATTCTTTTTCAAAAGAACTGTATCATATACCAGATGTTAATAAGAAAAATTTATCTGTTTTTTTGTTTAATGAATTTTATTCTGTTCTACAAAATGACACTAATAACAACAACAACAACAAGAACAATACTTTTATGTCTACAACTTTTAATAAAACAGATAAAATAAATGTTAGAGATTTGAACTATATCACTGGGAAAAAGTATAAAAATATATTTGAAATGCGAAAATTAAAAAACTATTTTTTAATGAATATAATGCCATTAAAAGTGGATAATTATATCCTAATAAATTATGAGGATTTACTTTATAACTATGAAATAACATTACAAAAGATGAAAGATAAATTTTCTTTACAAGTTAAAAACGATTCCGATTCTTTTATAAAAATTGCAAAATATAAAAAATCAGATAAATATCAATTTGTCAAACAGAGAGAAATATCCTTTACACCACAAGTGGTAGATTTATTGTGGCAACATTTAGATATGGAACAAGAAAAAAAGTTAGGGTATTTTCCAACCAGTCATAATGATAATAATACTAATACTAATGATACTAAAAATAATACTAATACTAATGATGATACAAAGATAATTCATCCTATGGAAGATAACATTCCTCTTAAAGATGGATAATATAAACACTCTGGAGGCCATATACCGCGAAGTTCTCGATACATTATAGATCTAGCAATACATCTTTGTTTTAAAATAGTTTGTCTCTCTTTATATATATTTTTCCATTTTCTTTGTATTAATCTTATCCAAAATGTTTTTATTATCGCAACAAATTCGTCACCCTCTAAATAGAGACCTTCTACAATTTCTGGTTTAATATAATCTGGTTGACACATCATATATTTATAATTTTTAACAATCGGATGTGTTTGATCTTCTAGATATGCATAGGCGGTTCTAATATCATTTGAAAGAATTCTGAATAAATTATTATTAAATGTTTTAAATCTATATATAAGTAAATAATGTTTATCTACGTCAGAATTTAATGGTGGGATACCGTGTATTGACCTATTATATAATTCGCATAAAGCAACATTATATTTCGTTTTACTTACTTCTTCTGCATTATAAAAACTATCTTCATAGTTACTGTCATTGTCACTATCGGATTCATAATTTAACATTAAAATAAATGATATAATAATTAAAATTAATTAACATTTTAATCAATTTTTTTTAAATATTATATATATAATGAAACTTAAAGCTGCCTTTTCTAAATTTCTTACAAACAAATTGGTTTTAAATATAGTATCTATCATTGCATTTTTGAATGTGATCGGATTTATAGTTATGGATGATTTAAATTCCGTTATATATTTTATTCTATTAGCAGCACTAGTAGCATACTTTAGTAAAAATATGATTATTGTATTGGGTATCCCTTTAATAGTTGTAAATTTATTAACACCTAGTAGTAGCAGTAAACATAAAGTAGAAGGTATGAAGAATAATAATGTTAAACAAGTTACTCAACAACGTGTTATTAATAAAATTAATAATGATAAAAAATTAAGTCAAAATATTACTACATTACCTGGAACAACGGAAACTCCTATAACTGCATCCAATACAAATACATCGGATGAAAGTTTTGAAGTTGGACGAAATAAAAAGAAAGGAGGCAGTTATGATATAGATTATGCATCTACCGTAGAGGATGCGTATGATCAGTTAAATAATATACTTGGAAGTGATGGAATAAAAAGGTTAACCGATGATACACAAAATTTAATGAAACAACAATTACAATTAGCAGAATCAATGAAAAGTATGACTCCTATCATCAAGGGAATGGGGCCTATGTTGCAACAAGCACAAGGAATATTAGGAGGTATGGGAGACGGAAAGGAAGGTCTTGGAAGTCTACTTGATATGGCTAAAAAATTCACAGGTGGTAAATAAATAATCAAATTTTAAATTTTTATATTATATCATTTTATAATATGAAAAAATGTCCTCCTGGAGTTATTTGTATTGAAAACATAACATTATTTTTGTTAATAATTAGTATATGTATTATTTTATTTATATGGTATACAAGTGTATGTAAACAAAATTTATCAGAAAAAATAATTATAAAAGATACAAAAAGAGAGAAAGAAAACAATTGGTTTGGTGCTTCTACATCGAATTTTCCATATAATAACAATGCAGCAAATGATGTTTTTCTTAATCCATATACACCGCCATTAATGAATCAGCGTATACCTATTAATATTCCAACAAATATTGGTGCAGTAGACACTAATTATAGACAAGTTGGTATTTTAACTGCAACTAATAGCAAAGGAAAAATTATTCCTTTAATGGGAAGACCTATATACACAAATAGAGATAAATGGCAATACTATACGATAAGTGATCAGCGTAATAGTATTAAACTACCTATATCGCGAAATGGTAAAAGTTGCACCAATGAATATGGATGTGATAGATTGTATAATGGCGATACTATTTACGTCGAAGGATTAAATGAAGCTTATAGAGTAACCATTTATGATAATGATACAATCAGATACTTACCTATTTAGTTTACTTACTATAACGAGTCTTATTTTTTTTTGTTAATTTAAATTTTCTTGTATGTCTTTTTTTACCACCAGATATTGCCATTGTTTCGGAAGCTTTGTTCACTGCATTAAACCCATTTTGAACTACATTTGAATTATCTCCTGAAATATTTTGTGAAACCTTTTGAGCTATTTTATCTGAAATATAATCAACAACTATGTCTATTGATTTAGTTAATTCTTGGCTACTAGATATATTAGTTGTTTCTTCAGCAGGTAATTCAGTTTGTGTTTCTGGTATAGTATTGGTATTGGTATTGGTATTGGTATTGGTAACAACATTATCTGGTGTTGATGCAGTTTCTTCTACTTGTTCTTCTTTCTTCTCTTCTTGACCTTCTTTCTTCTCTTCTTGACCTTCTACTTGTTCTTCATTATCTGATGTCTTCTCTTCTTGACCTTCTACTTGTTCTTCTTTTTTATCTTCTTGACCATCTAGTTGTTCTTCATTATCTGCTGTCTTTTCTTCATTACCTTCTACTTGTTCTTCATTATCTGCTGTCTTCTCTTCATTATCTTCTTTCTTTTCTTCATTATCTTCTACTTGTTCTTCATCATCTTCTTTCTTCTCTTCATTATCTTCTTTCTTTTCTTCATCACCTTCCTTTTCTAGATCGTTATCTTCTTTCTTTTCTTCATCACCTTCCTTTACTAGATCGTCATCTTCTTTCTTTTCTTCATTACCTTCTACTTGTTCTTCATTATCTTCTTTCTTTTCTTCCTCACCTTCCTTTACTAGATCGTCATCTTCTTTCTTCTCTTCATTATCTTCTTTCTTTACTGCTTCTTCATCTTCTTTCTTTTCTTCATCACCTTCTACTTGTTCTTCATTATCTTCTTTCTTTACTGCTTCTTCATCTTCTTTCTCTAGTTCTAGTGCTTCTTCTTTCTTTTCATCTTGATTCTCGTTTTTTGTTGTCTTATTTGTATCTTCTAAACTCTGTGTCTCTTTCTCATCTTTCTCTTCTTCCTTCTCTTCTTTTTCTTCTTTCTCATCTTTCTTCTCTTCTTTCTCATCTTTATCTTTTTCTTCTTTCTCATCTTTCTTCTCTTCTTTCTCTTCTTTCTCATCTTTATCTTTCTCTTCTTTTTCTTCCTTATCTTTATGAGTTTCTGTATCAGTTTTAGTATCTTTGTTATCATCACCACCTTTATGAGGACTATATAGAAAACGTCTCAATGTTTTATTAGCCAAATTCATTTTTCTTTTCCCTCTTAATGTCTTCTTTTTACTTGATTGTGACTTTTTATGTATCTTTTTTTTTAAACTTTGTTTTTTTTTGTTATGTATTTTTGATATTTTACCTTTAGTTAATTTCATTTCTATATAAATAAATTAATATTTTTATTTATATAGTTATATTAATG